ATCAAGGAGGCCTTGGCGTAGCAGTAGACCGCCTGCAGGTAGCTGTGCAGCAGCGCGGTTTTGCCGTCCACCTCGCGGCTGGGAACGTCGGCCAACGTCGCGTGTCCTTCTTCCCGGCGGCCGGCCGTCCATTCCGCCAGGTCGCGGCCCACTTCGAGGATTGCAGTGATGAGCGCCTGACGAAGCCGCACGGGCGTCACGGTGCCGTCATCCAGACGCATCGCGCCGCGCGCGTCCGACGGGATCACGTCCGGCCAAAACCCGTCATTTTTGATGGCGCTCTCGTTGGCCGGCTTGGGAGGTGTGGCGACGAAACTCATGCGTACTTGTCCGTAGTCGGCGGTGGGCGGGGCGTCCGGTTGGGCTATGCCCGCCTTCAGCCCCGCGCCGCCGTGTGCGTTGGGGGCACTCGGTTATGCCGTGGGCGGTGTTTCTCCGTCCTGGGCGGGCGTGGTCGGCGGTTGGCCTTCCCCTCCCGCCGGGGACGGCGCGCCGCCTTCGGCCTTCTTGATCCTGCGGTCCAGCTTCTCGATGAGCTTGACCACGCCAACGGCGCCATCGAGCTGCTTGGCACGGTTCAGATGCTGCAAGGCTGCGGCGGCCATGCGCCGCGTGTCATCGTCGGCCAGATCGCCGGCCAGGTGCGTGAGGGTTTCGCCCATCACGCGGTGCAGCTTGGCGCGGGCTTGGTCGGGCGCGTCATGGTCATCGGTCAGAACCTGCAGCGTCACCAGCTCATCGAACAGCGGCGCATTCAGCTCCACGCGGCCGCCCAAGATTGCATCCGTGACTTCATCCAGTAGCAGCGTTGCCACGTCGCGGTTGTAATGCGCCGGCAATTGAATGCCGTGACGCAATGCATACGCGGCCAGGTCCAGCGCCGGGCGAAACTGCAGCGTGTCGAGCAACCACACCATCACCGTGACAATCACGTCGTCTTGACCGCCCTTGTCAGCCGACAAGACGCCTTCCACGTAGTCCCGATACTTACCCAGCATCTCGCGCTTGAGTTCGATCTTGCGCTCGATGGACTGAATGCCCTTGAGTGTGCGTCGATCATTGACCAGCGCATGCATCATCAGCTCGTACGGTCCGGAGGTCGGGGCGGGCGCGTCCGCAGGCTGCAACGCAGCGGCTAACGCCGCCGCGACGCGCATCTGATGTCGTCTCACCAGGCCGGCCATTACTCGCCACCTTCGCCGATGGGGTTGCCCTCTGCGTCCAGCAATTGCAGGTTCTCCAACAGCGCCGCGCAACCGTAGTCTTCCAGCGCATAGTCCTCGTTGGACGATTCGTAGAATTCGACGCGATCACGCTCCGGAGCTTCCTTGATGTGCCGGCGGCGGCTTCCCTCCTGCACGTAGATGGAAAGGTTGTCCAGGCGGGTGAGCATGACCGTGCCAGCCGGGAAGAAGGGGACGGTAACGGCGCGCTGACCGCCGACACGCTTCTGGCTCATGATGATGTCGGTGGCGACCTTTTCCGTGGCGGCATCGCTGTTGTTCACCAGCGGGAAATACTTGTCGTGCAGCAGGCCGCGACCGACGATAGCGACCAGCTCGGTGTCGTCCTGAAACCACGGCTCCAACGCGGTGACCAGATCGAAAACGGCCGCGTCGATGTTGGCGTAGTCGCCGCCTTTGCCAATCCGCACCTTGCTTCCCGATGCGGCGCCTTCGCTGATCACCCGTTTTGCCGCGCGTTCGCGCATCTTCTGCAGCCAGCCCTTGTTAACGTCCTGCAACAGGGGATTTTGTTCCAGGTTGGTATCGGCCGCAGCGTGCGTGCCATTCCAGCCCACCATGATGCGATCCAGCGCCTGGCGCTTCAAAACGGCGTCGCGGACCATGTTCTGAAACGCCTTGTGGCGCGCCCACGCGTCGAGCTTGGCGTAGCTCAAATGCGTGTCGAAATTGGTCTTGACGCAGTGGTAGCCGTTCGGGTCCATCGCGGTGATGTCGCGCGTGGCGCGGCTCTTCGTCGTGGTGTCGGTGCGACTGGCCGAAGGGCCGGAGACGCCAAGGCCGATCTTCTGGCCAAGCTGATCCACGACGATGGGCATGTTGATGGCGGTCAAGAACGCGGAGCTTTCCTGAATCTTCTGCTCCATCGTCTGTTGAATGGCAGGGTCCACGGAAAAGGACGCCGACGTGTCCGGCACGCCGTTCAGGTGGGCGATTCGCGCCCGATACTCGTTGAACAGAACGCGGGTTTCGTTACGCATGGATATTGCTCCAGATGGGAATTGAGGGGTTAGCAGTCGGTTTCGACTTTGCCGTTGCCGCCGGTCGCGGTCGGCCGCTGGCTGTGGTTGCGGTCGGTCAAGTCGAGTTCCTTGCGCAGCGCATCGAACTCATCGCGCGACACGACGCCTTTCTTGAACTCGGCGAATTCATCGCGCACGGCCTTCAGCTCGCCGTCCTTGGCCGTCGCAAACGCTTCCAAGTTCGTGCGCAACTCGGCGGCGAACTCGTTCATGCCTGCCGGCATGCTCACGGTCTGATCCGGCTTCGTGGCGGGGGCTTGCTGACTGCCCAGGAAGCTAAAGAGCTTGCCCAAGTTCCCCAGAAAGGTTTTGGTCGATTCGTCGGCCTCGGGTGCCGTATCGGCGTTGAAGTTGAGCGCGACCAGCTCGGCAGTGGTGAACAGGTTGGCCGGCTTCTGCTTCTTGTGCGCCAGCGGGCTGGCGGCCGGGTCTTTCATGCCGGCGCAGAAGGCCAGGTAGTCGGTTCCCAGGCTGGCGGGCGAGTCCGTGACCGCCAGGCCTACCAGGCCGCACTTGCCAGAGCCAGCGAAGTCGGGATCAATCTCGATGGACGTGTAAACCTTCTGGCGCGCCTTGTTGAACGCGATCAGTTCCGGGGTGGGATCGAGCTGGGCGAACAGTTCCGCCTTGCCTTCGGCGTTGTCTTCCACCTTGACCGCCAGCACGTCGCCGTATGCCTTGAAAGGGCTGTCAGGCAGCAGGCCGCGCATGTGTTCGATGTTGATGCGGGCGCCGTACTTCTTCGGGTCGTAGGTCTCGGCGATGTCATGCAACCACTTGCGTTCGATGACGCGTCCGTCGGTGGTCTGGCCTTCCTGGGCAACGCGGAAAAACTTCTTGCTCATGGGTATCTCGCTGGGTTGTAGGTGAGCTTGGCGGCGGTCTTTGAGTGTTGCCATGTTGGCCGTTGTGCTGGCGTCACGCCACGATGTGAGGATGTGCATCGGGCAGAGACAAGACGGCTTCTCACGCGCGCGCGAGGATTACCGGCAGCATGGCGACCATGTTGCAAATATCGGAACCCTTAGACCCTCGCCGACGTGCCCGACACCTCTACTGGATGGGGTGGCGGGTCTCTTCTATCGCCCGCGAGCTGGACGAGAAGCGCACCACGGTCCATAGCTGGAAGACCCGCGACAAGTGGGACGAGGCGACCGCCGCGCAGAAGATCGAAAGCAGCCTGGAAACGCGACTGGCCACGCTCATCGCAAAGGAGCGCAAGGAGGGCATCGACTTCAAGGAGATTGACCTGCTTGGCCGCCAGCTCGAACGCACCACGCGCGTGCGCCGGTACGAAAGCGGCGGCAGGGAATCGGACCTG